AGTGGTCAGTGGCGCAGTTGGTGTTGGTGACTCTCTTTATAAAACCACACAAATAAAAGAGATTGAGCGGCGTCTTGATAGTATGGAAAAAAAATTAAACAAAGATAAAATAGAACCATATGTTCCATCATATGTTGATATGGAGAGCTTTAACAAAGGTTTATTAGATGACGAATGGAATAAAAACAGAAGGAAAAACTAATGGAACCAAACTGGAATAGACTTTGGGAAAATTCTTTCAGAAAGATATGCACTAAAGATGAGGTGGTGTCAAAAATAACCTCTGTGAATGATAGTGACACAAAATATTACTATGAGTACATATCGGCAGACGAGTGGAATGATGATGAGCCTACCGAAGCATATATAAAAATAAAGAAACTAGGGATGAACCCAGAATAAATTGATAGGGTATTATTATGGATGATTATATTCGTGCTTATCCAAATGCTTTGGATAAGAGTTTTTGTGACAAACTAATAAGCAAATTTGAAAATTGTGTTGATCAACAACTAGGCACTCTGCCAAAAGAAGGTAGACAGTTCACCGAAATCCCTCTTCAATCAAATATGGAATACTGGAAAGATGAGTTTTCAGTGTGCTTATCTGCGTTTCAAAGAATTATAGAAAACTATAAAGATGACTTGAGCATTCGCTCTATAAACTCTAATTATAATCAAAACATGAGCGCACTATGGCCAGAGAAATATGGCATGGAGGGCATCAAGATAAAAAGATATCTTGATAATGATCGTGACATGTTTGACTGGCACGTTGACGTTAGCGATGGTCAATCAAATGCAAGATTTTTAGCATTCTTCATCTACCTTGATGATAACGATGCTGGTGGAACAGAGTTCGTAGATAAAACAATTGACTGTGTAGCAGGCACCGCATTGATGTTTCCCCCTATGTGGCCTTGGCTACACAGAGGATTGAAACCTATTAATAAGCCAAAATATCTTCTACAGAGCTATCTACATTATCTCTCACCCGAAGCACTAGGTGAGCCAACTCAGTGGGAGATAGAGGGTGTGGACAGATTTATTACATCTGGTCGTTATAAGGACGCTGCAAAACAGATAGACATTCTTTTAAAAAAATACCCACAAAATTCATATCTAAAGCAAAAACAAGCCGAGGTGCAAGCTCATGGAAAATAAGTATTCATTCGTTGCCAGACATGATGATGATACGGCTTGCATATGTATTAAAGATGGTGGCGAGTTTGACGGTGTAATTTACAAGTACGGAAAAGTATCTATTCCCGACAGAGAAAATGATGATGGGAACTTGCCATTACGTTTTGAGTATGATATAGTAGAAAACTGTGATATACCAAGAGAGAAGTTTGATCAAAAGTTTTTCAAACTTATAGGTGATATTCTTGTGCATATTATTGACACTCAAACACCAGAGGACATAGATGCAGACAATTGAAAAGACTATTCTAGCGAACTTAATACATAACGAACAATATACAAGAAAGGTATTGCCCTTCATCAAGGGTGACTATTTCTCTGACAGGACAGAAAGAACTGTCTTTGAGGAGATACAAAAATTTGTAGACAAGTATAATGATCTACCAAATCAGAACGCTCTAGAGGTTGAGCTAGACAGCCGAAAAGACTTAAATGAGGATGACTATAAACGTGTGTTATCTGTAGTTAAGGACCTTAAAAAAGACGATGATGTGATTTTTGATTGGTTAGTAGAGACTACAGAGGATTTTTGTAAAGATAAGGCGGTATATAATGCGATTGTGGACGGAATTGCTATCATTGATGGAAAGGATAAAAAACGAGGCGTTGATGCTCTACCTTCAATTCTCACAGACGCCCTTGCTGTTGGTTTTGATAACCGTGTTGGTCATGATTATTTACATGACGCTGATGCCCGCTATGAGTTCTACCATAAGGTAGAGGAGAAGATACCATTTGACCTTGACTTTTTCAATCGTATTACAAAAGGTGGATTACCACAAAAAACACTGAACATTGCTCTGGCTGGCACTGGTGTTGGCAAATCATTGTTCATGTGTCATATGGCAGCAAACTGTTTAAGTCAGGGTAGAAGTGTTTTGTATATCACTCTAGAGATGGCAGAGGAACGAATAGCGGAGAGAATAGATGCTAATCTTATGGACATCTCTATTGATGACCTTCACGCTCTACCAAGGCAGATGTATGACACAAAGATAGACAAGATTATTAAGAACACCACTGGTCATCTTGTCATCAAAGAGTATCCTACAGCGTCGGCACATAGTAGTCATTTTAGAGGACTAATAAAAGAGTTAGCAGTTAAAAAGTCATTCAAACCAGATATCATCTTTGTTGATTATCTGAACATATGTGCATCATCTAGATTTAAGGCAAATGGAAATGTTAACAGTTACATGTATATCAAAGCGATTGCTGAAGAACTTAGGGGACTCGCAGTTGAGACAAACGTCCCGATTATGTCGGCTACACAAACGACAAGGAGTGGGTTCTCCAATAGTGATATTGGGTTGGAAGACACTTCAGAAAGCTTTGGTCTTCCAGCTACGGCTGACCTCATGTTTGCGCTCATCAGTAATGAGGAACTTGAGGAACTAAATCAAATCGCTGTTAAACAACTCAAGAACCGCTATAATGACCCGACCATCAACAAAAGGTTTGTTGTTGGTATAGACCGTGCAAAGATGAAGTTGCATGATGTTGAGGGTGTAGAGCAAAGTGGTTTGTCTGACAGCAATCAAAAAGCTGATGACACGTTTGCGGATGCAGTGTTTGACCAAACTGATTTTGGTGATGGGTGGAAGGTATGAAGATTCTGATCATGGGATTGCCCGGCTCTGGTAAAACTTGGTTAGGTGGTCGTATAGCAAAACATTATAGTATTCCTTTCTGGGATGCAGATGTGGTGAGAGAGACATATAATGATTGGGACTTTTCCACACAAGGTAGAGAGCGCCAAGCTTTACGTATGCGGAAGCTATCAGAGATAGACCCTATAAGCATCTCTGCTTTTATTGCCCCCCTGCCTGGATACAGGACTTTTTTCTTTCCAGACAAACTCATATGGATGGATACTATTGATGAGGGAAGATATAAAGACACAAATAAATTATTCACACCACCAGACAAATATGATTTGAGGATTACAAAATGGATAAAAGAAGACCAACTGTTCAAATGCTTGGAAGATTTCAACCCTGGCATCAAGGACATAGAGAACTTTTCAAACGGGCTCATGGAAAGACTGGCCAAGTTGTCATAATGGTTCGTGATACAGGAGAAGAACATCACGACAGACAAGACATGATTAATGATTTACAAAACTCTGGATACGCTCTAGGAGAAGATTTTATTATAATGGACGTTCCAAACATAGTAAATATCACTTATGGTAGAGACGTTGGTTATAAGATTGAGCAAGAGAAACTTGATCCTGAGATAGAGAGTATTTCTGCGACAGAACTTAGAAATGCAATAGTCGTGGGTGGGGAGTTAGCTAATTAGGCATGTTTGGCCAGACTGCAATATAATCATCAAAAATCGGGTCTTCAAATCCTCTGATCTGTCTGGAGTTACAAAGTGATATTTTGTCTAGTGTCTCTATATACTCTCGCTTACATTGTTGCCCTGTACTAGCATTGTAGTAAAATAATAGCTTGTCTAGACCATCCCAACCAATCCAACGACGAATCATGCGAAAGTCCCAATGAGGATCACCATACGCACAGTGTTCCCAATCAATTAGACCCTGTAGATTTCCGTCCTTTACAATGATGTTACGGTTGTGTATATCACCGTGAAGAAACACCGATTGTTCTAGATTACGTTTTATATGGTTCCACTCAACGAGACAGTCATGCACAAAACTGTCAACTTGTATCAATCCTGTCACGGTCTGTCTGATATCAATCGTCTTATCAATTACAACTTTTGTTGAGTGTATTTTTACTATGAGATCGGCAAGTTGATTGATAAAATTATCACCATAGTTTTTTCTGGTGAGCGTATCCCCCTCTATCCACTGACCCGTGATCATTTGATTTAAGTCGTAAACCATTTGCATACCTCGTCATAGTTTGTCATGATCTGTGAGTAATCAGGGTTCTCAATGTGTTCTCTGCCCTGCATAAACTCCTCGTATACAATCTCTTCGCAGTCAGGAAAATAGCTTTTTAAATCATTCGTAAAAGCCTCTACTTTCATGAACCTATCAAATTCGTGCTTTGTTGCGGTGAATGACTTGGGTGGCGGTGTTTTTCTGTTGTCAATATCGTAGTCAGAATATTCTCTGTTTTTGCCAGCGTAATTTTTCTTGCTTGTCTGAAATGCGATATATCTAAAGCAAAACTGTGATATCTTGTCTCGCACCGTCAACCAGATGATATCATAGTCTAAAAGTATCTCAGCGGCAATCTTTAATCTATCGTTATATGATAGATTGCCAGCATCAGTTGTATTAGATAATTGTAGCGGCATGCATTTTATAATAAAGTTATCTCTGTTTGTCAACCACATTCTACGTCTGGCTATCTCAGAGTTGGTGAGCAAGTCCTCGTTTAGCGTATAGTCAGTATCTACTTTTCTGGTCTTTAGATCATCATATAAGACTTCTTTCGCTCTACCAAACCACTCTTTTCCACATTCTAGATTTCTTTCCTTTGCAAGATAATTTAGCACATAAAAAGAGCCAGAGCGAGGGGTGCATACAAGGCAATACCTATTCATCAAACCACTCCTGTATTTCATCATAGTTCATAAACTTGTCGTGATAGTCAATCGTTATTTTATGGGGCAGTGCTTTGTCTGGGGCATCAAAGGTGCTTGAGAACTCCATATAGAACCAATCCTCTAACATTTGACACGTGCCCACAGGATTATTGACAAAATCCTCAAACTTGACAAGTGGTTCATTTTTTACAAATCCAATCTCATGATACAGATTCCAGAATTCTTTCTGCCTTCTCTGAAATATGTCAAACTCATGTCTCGTTGCAGTCAGACTGTTTGCTTGTATGTCCGGCAAGTCTTTCTCTTGATAGACATGACTTACCCTTGTTCTTAGTCTCGTCACATGGCTCAGAAACTGCCGTATTTTGTCCTCACGCCACAGCCATATCTTGTCAAAGTCTGACAATATTATTTTTCTGTCTTTTTTGGGAATGTAGTGTATCAGAACTTTCAGAACGTGCGGGGAGTGTGTCCACTCTTGATCCTCTATATGATGGTAAGGGTGATACTTTAGCCAGGAACCAGAGTCTCCCAGATTATAACGATTACAAAGAAAACGTCTAAAGTAGGTGCAGCCTGCCCGAGACGTTGAAACCATTCCAATTCTCATGTTATATATAGTATCATGGACATAATAGAGTGGTGTCGCCAACAGGATATCTGGTATCTCAAGATAGACTTGGAAATACCAGAAGTCTGCATAAAAGAGGCGCAAGCGGTATATGATGAAGGATTTTTTGTTGATCACCGATACGGAGATGGTGATGGATGGTGTTCTGCCGCTCTACACAGTTTTGTGCATGAGGATGATCCAGATACGAGTCTAGGATGGCATCACACGAAAAATCCTAACAGCTACGGTCTTTCTGAAGACAACGTAAAATGGGGATGGACCGAGATACAAGAGGTTGCTCCTGAGACAAAACGTTGGTTAGAGGACTTTCCACACAAAAAATATAGAAGACTGCGCTTCATGTTACTGAAGCCCGGTGGTAGTATTGTTGCACATAACGATGCATCAGCGGAAAGAATAAACGCAGGCAGAAAGCGAAACATAGCGGGTGCAATCAATCTTGCATTCTATCAGCCAGACAACTGTTATCTGAGAAGAGTGGATACCAAGCAAGAGCTACCATTCTCAAACTGCACAGGATTCTGGTTTGATAATGGTGTGGATCATGAAGCACACAATGCATCAGATGAAAACCGCTTTCATTTCATCATGCACGGTGGATTTAACAAGGAACGCAGGCAGCTTATGAGACAATCTCTTGCTAAACAATTTGGTAAGGATGTGCTAAAAGAGATAGACTAATGACATATGATGTGAATATGAAGCACTACATCACGGGCACAAGAAGAGGCCTTGGTAAGATGCTGACAAATGAATACTATGATCTAAATTGCGTAAGCACACTTGAAGAGTGTGATATATTCATCAACTGTAAGCATGATGGATTCTCACAGGTAAATTTACTCTATGAAGCCGCTGAAATGAACAAGCGCATACTCAACATCGGCTCTAACTCACCAGACGGTAACAAGAACTTTCCACACATATATGCGGTGCAAAAATCCGCTCTTGACAAAGCCAACGAACAGCTATTCTATCAGGGAGTAAACACCACCATAGTGCGCTTTGGCTATATTGATACGCCAAGAGTTGAGCATATAGACAAAAAGAAGATGAACGTGTCCTATGCATGTGAAGTC